TCTATCTTAAAATTAATTTGACCACAGTTGTCACCATCAGCAGGGCTAGAACTGTCTCTTGTCAAATCAAGTTTTGGTCCAAGACTGCCATCTGCATCTGTAGATGTAAGTGTAAGTTGTGCGCTGTTATCAGCGGTGGTGATTGTGCAGCCGTCAGTTGCGGTGAAGCCGCCTGTTATGTCTACGCCCGTACTAGAAGTGGCAAATTTGGTGCTATTATTGTGTGAGAGTTGAACCGCACCATTGTCGATAAAGGTAGCGATAGCGTTCGCACTAGTGTCTTGTATTTTCAGAGAGCCAGTGCTTTGTGTTCTGAGAATAAAGTCACCTGTTTTATTTTCAAGAATGGTGTCAGTGGCGTTGTGAAAGATTGTTAAATCTGACCCCGTGCCGAGTGTTAGCTTGTCACCATCTAGAAGATTGACCTCACCCGTTCCATTCGGTGTGAGAGTGATATTACCGTTGCTATCGGTAGACGTAATCGCGTTACCGTTGATGTTAATGTTATCGATCTGGACTTCGGTAGCTGCGCTGTTCGTGCCGATAGTCACGCCATCGATACTACCGCTGTCAATATCCACCTTGCTGATGTCAACTTCACCAGTGCCGTTTGGGGTAATTGCAATGTTACCGTTTGCGGCATCCGCAATTACAATCGATCCGGAGTTTGTACCGGCGTTGGTATTCAGTGTAAGATCACCTGTACCATTCGTTGTGATTGTGACATCAGCGTTACTATCACCAACTCGTACAGTATCAGCATCAAGCTGCACGTCGCCGGTTCCGTTGGGTGTCAGCGCTATATTGCCATTGGTATCCGTGCTGGTGATCGCGTTACCGTCGATGTTGATGTTGTCAATATCTGCTGCGCCGACGACAGTGAGACCGTCTGCATTTACTGTACCATCAAAGAATGCGTCCTTGAATTCTAATGATGTCGAACCCAAGTCGAGGGTATTGTCCGTTTTCGGTGTCACTGCCGATGCACTGACTACGAGGTCTTGAACCGGACCTAATTTTGTAATCGGGGCACCTTCTGCAGACGTGCCATCATGTGTGTGACCCGAGCTAGAGTTGAACGCAGACTCTACCGCATCGAACTCGCCGTCGAGGTCCGAAGCGTTAATGACATTACCATCTGCAATGTTGTTACTGGTGTCGTTACGAGTGTAGCCCGTACCCATGTGTTATCTCCCTTTTAGCGTCTGCCGTAAGTTCCGTATTCGAGTGTCAAGGCATCCAGCGAATACGGGGCATTTGTAGACTCTGATGTAAATACCAGCGACACAACAAATCCTGATCCTACGGTTTGACTATCAAATAGACGCTTTACGGTTCCTCCGTAGGTTCCGGTTCCGAATGTTGCATCACCGTAGAGGGCAATCGCATCCGAACCGGATGTATTGTTAAAGTTTATTTCTGCCGGTTGAATGATCCCTTCTTCTTCGAAATCATACTTCAATGCGACATCTAAAGCGACACTGCCCTGTGGATCAGTGTACAAAAACATACGATAGAACGTTTTTCTTATTCGTGGATCATTGATCGGCATAAACGGAGTCGAGAAAGTTGCTTGGACGTTCGCTCCATCGAAAGTGTTAGCCGACTCCAGTTGATAAACATAACCATCGTTGTGAGCAAAAACGATTAGTTCAGTTGACCCGTTGTAGTTACTATCCGCGACGTGCGCTCGTATGCCTCGCAACTCTGCCCAGTTAATCCCCTGCTGGGTCTGTGTTCCTAAGATTCCCTGTGCAGCATCTCGTGTGATATTTGCATTGAAACCGAACAGACGATATTGACTCTTCTCTCGAATGACGATACTGGAAAACGACGTGTTACGATTTACAAAATTTGTAACCTCTGCTTGAATCGGCTTCGATACCGTAGCTAGGTCAAAGTCACCAATCTTTTCTGTTGCACCGAGTGATCGGATACCGTCCGGACCTACGAAGAATACATCCCCACCAACCTCTTGGATTGTGTCCGTCTGGGTGCATCCGACATCCATCGTAATTGGCTGCAACTGAAAGTCTGAAACAGAGTTACCTATCAGTCTTGATATACGTCTCTCACTAAATATTATAAGCTGTTCTCTGAAAACAATCAAGCCTGTAATTGCATTTCCGGAATTTATTACGCCACCACCACTTGCAGCAGAAAAATCCGAGTCTGAAAACGGGGCTGTAAATGCAACATTGGACCCCTTCGCAAAGAAAAGGTGATTTTTGAAAACAGCAACATGAGTTGCACCGATCACATCTGACGGAGCCGCATCCAAAACAGTAAACGTGGTAGCATCATAGTTGGCGGGAGCATTCGCCCCATCAACGAGAACAATCTTTTCAGTGCCGCTGAAGTTGTATCGAGCAGATCGTACCTTTACCGTGCCGTCACGGCTGGTCGAAAGAAACGTAATTGCAGCATCATCTGCAGGGCTAGAAGCGAGAGCCGGATTTATAGCGAGAGTAGCGCCACCGCTCGAAACAGTTGCGTCTGCCGTGACTGTATACACGAGGTCTACACCAGCGATCTTAAATACGTCACCAGCTTGGGGTGCAGCGGACAAGCCGTCTACTACGAGGCTTGTTCCTGTTTGGCTTGCACCGTTCACAAGCACCGTGCCATAGCTGGGCACGTTTATGTGCGTGTATCCGCTGCCTGTTGTGCGAAAGAGATCATCGTTGCGTGAGACGATTACAGAATCTTCCCAACTTGCAATGCCGTTGATCAAATGGCTTGTTGTTGTTGTAGCAAATGTAACCGCTGCTGCGTTAGCCGGACTCGAATCAAGGCTCGTGGTCAAAGTGAGAGTGGCGCGATTATTCGTTGCATCGTAGCTAACACCGCTCGACGCGATTGTATAAGTCCCGCTTACTCCCGTAATCGTCAGGGTATCTCCAGCTTCCGGCGTCTTGTGTATGTTGCCGATAATCAGCGTGGTGCCGCTCTGGCTACCTCCGTGAACAACAGGCGCACCATACGGAGGAACGATGTTGCTGTCGTATTTGTCAAATCCCTTGATACGACGATATCCGCCCTCAACGGACGGCTCGTAATTACGAAGCACACGGGCTGATCCCGGAGCCTTCAAGCCGTGTTGCAAAGGAGACAAATTAGTGATTAGGCCGCCTTCGAACTCGACCGGGTATGTTTGCCAGCGATCCGGCATCCTGTTACACCGCTCTCATATACACGTTTTCGTTTACAAGAAGGACACGCATCTGCTTGATGCCCTCGTCAAACTTGCGCTGGGATATCGATGCCATCTCCAAGTTGTCGCGGAACATGTACGAGTAGTACATTGAACCGTCCGCTATAACAAAGCGAAACCTCTCCGGAATAGTCGGTACGTCACTGTTTAAGACAAGATCAACAGGAAAATTAAAGTACTCGAAGTCAACCTGATATGCTTTATCGGGCACAGGCACGACACCGAACTCGTTGTTCTTTGCGCGAAAAACAAACTCCGGAACACCTCCGTCACTGGCAGTCTGATCCTCTTGCTGAATATAACGATCTATATACTCTTCGTATGAAAGTTGCTTGAGGCGACGTGCCTCGCCCAAATCTAAACTATCGTCTTTGCGTACGCGAAACGTGTTAAAGTCTACGTACTTCGCCTCGTCCGGCAAGTTGTATCGAGTGAGACCCGCTTCAAGCGTCTGCTCCTCGACGTTGTGATTATACGGCCAGCCAAAGTGGGATTGATTGATGTGTCGGATCGACGAATTCACTGCTTCCTTAATTGCGGAGTAGAAGCCTGTTGCTGTCGAGAAGTTGCTTGTCGTAAGCTGTGTCTCGTTTAAACGCACAGCTACGTCGTTGCACAAGCCTAAGTAGTCATATGCCATCGCTTACCTGTCCCGTACTTTAAGTTTGATAGAACGCTTCGCTGTGCTGCCTGTCGAATCGGTCATTGTGCAGAAAAATGTGTACTCCCGATTGGCTACACCACCGCCGATGTTGATCGTTGCGACAGTGTTGGTGTTTGTCTGGCTCACATTCTGAATGCTGTCAGTAGCTGCTGAACTAGACGCTGTTGTCAGAGTCTGACCTGAAGCGAGAGTTGTCTCAGTCGTGTACACTGAAGTCTTTACCGACCACGTTACTGAACTGATTGTTGCCGTGTCGAGAAAGCGAGACCAGTCAACATTGTAGTCGAGGGTTTCATCAGGGTCTTTAAAAGGCCATTTAAAAGCCATAAGGTTACTCCAAAACGTGAACGGTGCGTTCGCCCGTTGTAGGTAGTCTGTGTATGCTTACTGTCCGAAAGTCTGCTTCGATATGAACAGTGCGTTCGGATACACTGGGAATTGCGTGTATTTGAACACTTCGAAGTTCGAAAATGACGTGAGCGGTACGTTCTGCTGTAGTGGACATATCACGCTGCTCTCGGTATATAGACCATTCGTTTAGAACTGAACTGATCTCGTACTGCTTCGAAGTCGAACACAATCGCTGTCTGGGTGGTTGTTCCGATCTGCCCCGTTCCGACAACTCCTGTCAGTCCTGCTCCCGGATTCTGACGTACGGAGCCGACTTGTCCGGTGGCTGATACTCCGCTTACTTTGTCTGTTGTCTTCGGTTCAACAGAGGGAGTATTTGTTGTGCCAACTACACCCGTAAGTCCGACAGTGTTCGAATGTTCGAGGGTTCCAATACCCCCCGTCGCACTAACTCCCGCCAGACCGGCACCCGGATTGACTGTGACTGATCCAACTTGACCCGTACCTTCAACACCGGTTACGATATCTTCAG